TCGGCGCCAGCACCTCCTCGGCAATTTGCATGAACGACTTGTTGTCGAAGTTGCCGGTCTTGTGGATGACGCTCGCGCGCGCGGCGTACCACGTGACGCCGATGCCTTGGAATTGGATGCCCTTGGCGTCTTTCGAATAGGCGGTCTGCCGCGTGACGATGACGCCGGTGATCGCAAGCTCGTTGCCGAGATAGATCGCGGCCTCGTCGCCCGGCTTGAATTGCAGCTTCTGCCAATCGGCCGGCACTTGCTCGATGTCCGCGGACGTGAAGCGAAACAGCGGATAAGCCTCGGCCCACCGATGCTGCACCCAAACGGATTTCCAGCTCTGGAACTTGCGGCCCTCGACGACGACGGTCGCGATCTCGTCGGGATTGAAAGTCGGCCCCGGAAGCTGGTCGGGTGCCGGCGCCGCCGGCGTGGGCGCGGCGTCGGCCATCTAAGCCGACAGCGCCAGGCCGGCGGGCGGCGCGAATGCGGGATGAACCACTTTATTTTCTTCTCTAAGCTCGTCGCAGCGGCTGGCGTCGGCATAGAGCCGATAGGCCATGACCAACGTCGGCATCGGCAGCGCGAAGGCGAATTGCAGAAGCCGCGGCAGCGGGCGCGCCGTCTCGACCAGATAAAACATGATGCTGGCGTGCAAGGAAACCATTGCCTGGAACGTCATCTGATCCATCGCGTCGGCGACCGCTTCCTCGACTTGCGCAAAGACCGTGTTCATTTGCAGCTTGAGCGCGTCGGCGTCCTCGCGGCTGACGAACGTCATAGTCGAAATCACGCGCCCCTCGGCCGCCAGGCACATGCCGATGATCGACCACTTGATGCGGGTCGCGCCGCTCATTGTCGTCGGCTCGGCGCCCGTCGAGACGCGCACCCGAGCGAGCTGCGGCTGCGTCACGCCGGCGGCGCGCGCCAGGTCGAAGCAGGCGGCGAGGTATGGCCCGGCGGCGTCGGCGCCGATCAGCCGCATAGCATTCGCCTGCAACGCAAAGCACGCCAGGCGCAGATCGGACCCCGCGCGCCCTTGCGCCGGCACCGCGGCGACCAGCACGCCCAGGCTGCGCTGCAAGATGCCGGCGGCTTCGATCGCTTCGCTTTTAAGCATGGCCGACGCCCGATGGCGTCACCGCCGGTGCGCGCGGCGGCAGTCCGGCGAGCGCGCGGATTGCGGCGTCGCTGCCCTTCATGACCTCGAGCATGCGGGCGGTCACCGCCTGCGATTGATTGATGAGCTCGTCGCGTGAGTCGGTCGGCGCGGCGCCGGGCGGGTCGCCCCACTCGACGAAGGTCATGTCGAAGGTGCAATAGCCGCCGAGCTTCTGCTCCTCGGTCCAACGGTATTGCGGGCAGACCACCAGCATCGGCGGGATGGTCGGCAATTGCAGCACGCCCTTGCCTTCCTCCTCGAGCGCGGTGAACAACAAATCGCGCGCAATCCGATAGTCGCGGGCATAGAGCGGCTCGCCGGTGTTGACCGGATAGACGATGCAATAGCCGCGCACCGAGAATTGCCGCGTGCGCCGACCCATGTCCTCCGGGTACGGTAAATCGCGCTTGGGGAACTCATGCACGACGATCGCGCGCCCGCTTTCCTTGCTGCCGGCCTCGACGTGAAAGAACGCGCCGCGGAAGGATGCGGGCAGGAGCTCGTCGCGCCACTTGGTATTTGGTAGGTCGGTGATCAGCATCGATCGCTATTCCTGATACTGCGAAGCCATCGACGAGGCCGCGGGCTCCATTTGAGTTTGCCGCGTTACCTCGGTCTTCTTAAACAGGCCGCCGCCCTCAGCCCCGACCTTGGTTCCCCGCGGCGCGTTGACGTGAACCGATAGCTTGCCGGTGCCTTCGACCTTCTGCGCCATTTGGTTGTCGATCTCAGCGCGCGAAGCACCCGTGCCAAAAACCCAATCGTCGGCCTCCTCTTGCGATCTTATTGTGGGCTGAGAACCGTCATCGGCCGTATCGTCCGCCGCCTGTGATCGTCGGCGGCCGGCAAACGCCTGCGAAGTAAAAGAGTTGCGCGGTGCTGCAACGCCTAACTTAGCCTGATTGCGGATCGCTTCAATAAATCGATTACGATGCTCGGACTGATCAGCCGATGCTGCGGCCGCCGCCGCTGCTTCTCCTCTGACCCGCGCTTGTTGCTGCTCTCTGAAATGCTCTGCTCCAGCATGTCCGCCGGGGCCACCACCCCAAAGATTAAATCGCTCGCGATTGATGTTCACACCGACGCCGCCCGCCCCGTAGTTTGGATCACCGGCGCTGCCCTGATCCGTATAGCCTTGCGTGACGTTGCTTCCGCCGAGTGCTTGGTTGGTCAATGCGTTCAGTTTTTCGAAATATTTCGGATTACGTCGCAGAGCCTCCATCTCTCGTTCGACTTGGCCGGTTCGCCCCGGTCCATAGAAACTTTTTGGTCCGCTTGCTAAAATGCTCGTAAGAGACCTGCCGGTATAGATCGCGCGGTTCATCGCGCTTTCCAGCACTGCCGGCCCGGCGCCTTCGTTCTCCACCTTAGTGATCGCCGCAGCCCGCAGCCGAAGCTCCGGATTTTTCTCGATCTCGTCTTTGATCCGGGCGCGCTGGGAAGCGAGAAACGCGCTACCTGTTGCGGTTGGATCGCCGCTGCCGCCGCCGTCACCGCCGCCCGGATCGGTGGCGTTATCACCGTTGCCGCCGCCGCCGCGGCGTCGGCCGCCAAAGCCGCCACCACCGAAGCCCGGCAAGCCGCCCATGCCGGGCACGCTACCACCGCCGCGGCGACCACCGAGTCCGCCGCCGCTGAAGATCCCCAATGGACCGCCTGCGCCGCCGCCCGCGCCGCCCGCGCCGCCAATGTCGTTGAGGCCCGCCTGCGCGGCGAGACTACCCGGCGCAGCGCCGCCCGCTCCACCCAAGCCGGCAAGGCCAGCCGCGCCGCCGTAGTCAGCAAACAGCCGCTCGAAATCCTCCGCGAGCCGCTTGGTCTGCTCCATCAGCTCGTTTTGCGTCTTGATCGCATCGTCGGTCAGCAAAGACGCCGCGCCGCCCTCGCCGCGGCGGTCCTCTATGTTGGTGGACTCGGGCCACTCGTCGGGCGCCAGGCCGCCCATCAACGGCACCGCGCCGCCGCCGAGCTTCATCCGTCCGCCTGGGCGTCTTTGCGTGGACGTGGCTGGTGCCGGCGTATCCAATTGCGGAAAGCGGCTCGTACCCTGGCTCTCGAAAAACCCATGCTCCTTGAGCCACGACTTGATCGGGTTGTCGGGTTCATCGACGCCGGCCGCTTTCTTTTGCGCCCGCCAATAATCGGCGCCCTTTTCGCTGAACGGATTGATCCGCTCCTGCCACGTCGCGGGATGCTCTTTGCTGGCCGCTTCTGCCTTCGTGGCCTTGTCCTCCCACTGTTTGAGCATCTCGTCGATCCAGCGCATCGACGACATGAGCGGACTGCTTGTGATCGCCTGATCCCACCAGGCGGCTTTGATGTGCTCCCAATGCTCATCGATCTCGCGCGAAACCTGGTTGTAGTCATCTGCTGCCTTCTGGCGGTCGGCCTGAATTTTCTTTTCCTCCGCGGATACCGCGGGCAAATCCTTTTTCAATCGGTCGAGGTCTGGCATTCCCAGCTCGGTTTCAAACTTGCGGAACCTTTCGGTGCCGCCGACCTCGCCCCATTTTGCGATAGCGTTTCGCCTGATGTTCTCGAGGCCCTCCCGCAATTTGTTGGCGAACTTCGTCGGGTCTTTGATCTCGGTCAGTTGCGTGAGAAATTCCTGCATCGCGCCGGCGCCCTCGAGCCCGGCTCCTGCCATCATCTTGCGCCGGAATTCGCTATTGGCGCGCGTGATGTCGGCCATAGTGTGCGCCAGACCTTGAAGGTCGCGCGTCGCGTCCTCGACCCCGGCGATCTTGAATTGCTCCTGAAACATTTTCACGAACGCCGGATCGAACCCGGTCTGCTTGCTCAGGACTCCGATGCGTTCCTGCACCTTCGCGAAGTCATTGAGTCCATCGAGCGCCTTGTCCGCTGCATAGCCGACCGCGATCAAGCCGGTGGCGATGCCGCCGATCCCGCCAATGAACGGGACCATGCGCTTGGCTGCGACCTCGAGGTCTTCCGAGAACGGCTTGAGTCCTTTCTCGCGCGCGTCGCGCGCCTGGCGGCTGAACCGCTCGAGCTGTGCCGCCGTACCGCCGCCGCCGAGCGCCTCGATCTCCTTGCGCATCTCGCGCAATTTCTCGACGGTGTTACCTTCGACTAGCGTTACTTTGATTTGTAGTTCTTCTGTTTCAGCCATTGTTCAACGATCCTCGCGGTCGGCGTTTGCCTGGCGCCTGAGCTCGCCGATGCGGTGCGTGTATTTGAGATGCGTCTGCACATGCGAGATCGGCATGGACAGAAAAACGTCGGGGCATTGGTGATACCAACGAGCGAGCCAGTAGCAGTCGAGCACGAAGTTGTCGCCGGCGTCGGTGCCTACCAGGCCGCCGGCTCCGGCAGAAAAAAACCCCGCAGCCTAAAGGCGCACGAAGCGAAGTCGCGCGGATCGAGCCGCTCGACCTCGGGCGTGAGGATGCCGCCGAGCGTCGCCACCATCGCCGCCATTTTTCGGTCGTCGATGATGATTTCCCAATCGGCATCGATGCGGCACGGGTTGCCGTTGCGGATGATGTCGGCGGCGGTCGGCTCGCGGAACGAAATCTCGTGGACTTCCTCGTTCTTATGATTGCGGATCGGATGATGGAGCAGCTTGACCTTAATCGGCCAGGTCTCGACGCGCGCCGGCGCCGCGGCCGGCGCGGCTTCCGGCGCCACCGGCTGCTCGGCGACGAACCCTTCGCGGACGGGTATGTTCATGCGCTCACCACGAGCTCTCGTCGCATTGCACGCCTTCCCAGCGGACGCGCGCCTGGCCGTCGCGGGTATTGATATCGAACCCGGCTTTGCACGACGCTTGGATGAGCGTGTACTGCTTGCGGTTGGCGAGCTGCGCGATGACAGTCACGTCAGTTTCCGCCTCGAGTGTTTCCATCAACAAGTCGGGCGTGGTCGAGATGTCGCCCTCGATGTAGGGAACGCGCGGCAGCTCCTGATAGCCGTGGACGCGGTCCTGGCCTGCGATCATGGTGCGCTCGACGTTGCTCGGCGAGACGGTGAAGTTGCCGCGCAACGCCAGTTGTCGGTTGTCGGCCCAGAGGAAGGCCGTGCCCGCAAAGAGTTGGGCCATAGGTTTCTCCTTTGCTTACGGGTTGATGATGCGAGGAACGAAAGTTAGGCCGCCGCCGGCAGCGTGCCGGTAACGCCGATCGGCGGAAGCGTGGTGGTGTCGATGCCGCGGTCGTATTGCAGGCGGAACTGCGCCAGCACCGCGAAGATGCGCAGTTGATTGATGAGGTCCGGCGGATAAAGGACATCGAGCCTGTTGGGATCGTTGACGTTGCGTTCCACCAGAAGGTTGTTCTTGAACTGAGTCACGTTCTCGACCAGCCCGTTGAACTCGTCCATCCGGTACTGCGCGATCAATGCCGCCCGAACGATGCCGGGCGTGACGATCGCCTGGCCCGGCCCGAAGCGCGTTCCATCGTCGGCGAGCTTGCAGCGCGGGAATTGCGAGGTCACCGCGGCTTTCTGATTGC